GAAGGAAAAGTTCAAGACAACAAGATAGCCATGCTGGTTGACGATCTTACTTCGACATCGCACAAGACCGCCATCCATGGTGCCACGGTCTTGCGCAACCACGCGATCCCGATTGCAGATCACATGTACGCCGTAGTTTTCAAATCGCACAAGCCGGAAGATAACAAGATCAAGTTGCTAGGCCGCGATACGACCGTCAGCTTTATGTTCAGCTTGAAAGACTTCAATCTGTACTTCAAATACCCTTGGGAACACTAAGTACCTTCGCTTACTTGAATGAAAAATTCGTCTACTTCAAACGGCGCTTTGGCACCCGCGTAAGACAGTCTGAACTGTCGGCGGCGCGTGGTGCCCATAGCTCGCGCGATAGCGCGGCGAATACCGGGTTCAGGCCACGTAATTTGTCGCAGTCCTTTCCAAGTAGTCTGGCGATCTTCCGACCACTCAAGCGTAAACGATCCAGCGTGTGGTCCCATGTAACTGGTGATGTCAACTTGATTGACAGCATGCCGGGCTTCCTGCATGCCAACCCACATAGTAGTGACAGACCGTTGTAGCTGTCCTGCTGGCTCACTGGCAGTGGACAGATCAAGTACACAAATCTCGCCGGTATCCAGACCAACGTAGCTTGTACCACCATCATGCTCCACGGCACATCTGCTGGCATGGTCCGCGCGTCCTAGCGTCTGACGGTACACCCACGTCATCGTTGAAATTGCCAACTCCACTGACCATGATCCTTCCAAGGTCAGCATGTAAAATTCGTCACCCCCTTGGGCGTACATGTATGCTGTCAGATTTTGAAGATTGATCTGTTGTAGCAGTAGGTCAACCCATCCCGGTGATACCGGCTGACCAGCTTGACCTTTCCCCATCCATACGCGGCGGTCCGTACCTACCCATATCGCCATGCCATGCATGCTGGCGAGCGTGCGACGTGCCGCCAGACCTACCTCGATCAGAGAGTTAGTGAACGGAGTGAAAGCAAAGTCAGCGCTGCCACCTTGGTCGTACCACATTTCAACAGACCGGGTACCGAACGGCCAGAACGTGCGACTGAGTGTTACCACGTCCAGTATGCCGTCTGCCCTTGCTTCAGCTACGGCGAATGCCAGCGCATCAACTGTGGCCGGTGCTAACGGATTGGATGTATACATTTTATCGGACTGATTGGCGTAAACGTTAGACGCGCCAGCCCATACTGTGTAGTTGTCCAGCACACATACCGATGTAGGATCGAAGTTAATGGTTCCTTGTAAGTTGGCAAAGACAACACCGCTGCCTTGTGTTGCCGTGTAGCCTGATCCAAAACCACCACCGCCAAGACCGTTCGTAGCGATAACTAGACAGGTACGATCTTCTGCCATGCGTATGATCGGCGGATCGCCAACAGTTACACTACCGGCATAGACAGGCGAAAAACTTTCAACGAGATAATAGATACTGCCATCCGCATGACCGGACCAGATTGTACCGACTGCGTGACACAACACGATGCAAGGTGATGATGTTGGCTTGCTTCTTTGCGTCAGACCGGGTGAGCCTATAAGGCGTGTTCGCGCCAGCTTCTGTTCTTCCTGCTTGCGTACAACGACGCGACAGTTCAGCAGCTTTGCTGCGCCTTGGTCCTGATTAAGTGGATCGGCAAAGGAGCTAAAGATGTCAAGTGCTGGCATTTCATGACCTCACGAACCGAAGCCATTGCTGCCCTTTGGCCCAGTCACGCCAGCGACGATCTGCTGCTTCGCTGTCAGCGAGCACGGCACCCAAGACTTGCGGGTTGCGTCCATAGGTACCGAAGATGCGACGGCCTAGCATCAGCGTTATGTCATGAATGCCTTCCGGCGGCAGACCTACTACGTCACTGCCGTCTGCGGATGTTAGTGCGCCGATACGTCCGCCATATTCGATCAAGCATGCAGTAGCAGCACGCGGCGGTTGCCATGCGGTAACAAGAACAGAGCCGTCGATTTGTCGCTCTTGATGCCACTTGGTAATGATCCCCGGATAAGTGGTACGCACCACATCGACAATCGGTGCCTGTCGCGTTTCACGATTTACGCCGGGGCTGATATCACTGCACCAGATCGATCGAATTGCCACGGCATCGACGTTCACTAGCTTGCCAGTCCCGACCAGAAACGAATAGATGATGCCTTGCACACCGGCTGGCACCGTCACGCTGATACGCCTCATTAGATATTGCGAAGCGCCGTCAACGTGCTCGCTGCGAAGCATGTCATTCAGCACCACTACGTTGTTGGCTATATCAACCGGTGTCGGATGCTCTGTCTGGTCAATGATACCGTACAGCTTCAGTGCATTCTCTATAACGGTGGCAGCGGTTGTCATTTAAATTTCCCAAGGAAACTTGAATACTTCCGGTGGCTCTACAGTACGTACTGAGTTGGATGGAACGAACGTGCCGTCATAGTCCTGCGGATTGACGTACTGCACCGTAGCACGGTCTTGGTTCTGGTTAAGCGTTCTCTGGTAGTCAATGAAACTCGCGGTACCACGTTCTGTCTGGTTCAGTTTCAGGAAAGCCTGCACCCGCACAGCATCGTCAGGTGCCATCTTCATCGTGTTGACGGACCAGATGTCATCCAGACCCCAACGGGCTGGCAGCGGTTCTGGCGGGGGTTCGATAGAACGGTCCGGGTGGACTTGATAGTCATAGACCGGCGGCCATGGATCGAGACACGGCTTGACCGGCCTTCCGCTTGACTGTGTGCAAACGAGAAGCCCGGTCAGACGTTCGCGAGCGAGAGTGTTGTAGGGTACCCGGTCGCCGCAACGGCTACAGGCACCCCAAGTCTCGAAACGTCCAAACCGTGGTTTCTCTTCATGCAATTACGTTGCACCCGGAGACATATAAACGCAGCGCCAATCAACGATGGACGCGGAGCAGCGGAACCAGATCGCAATCAGTGAAGCTTGGTTCGACCAGTTGCTGTCCTCGCGTGTCTCAAGACCGGAGCGTTCCCAGAACGTGAAACCTTCGCCGTTGTCCATGGACTGGACACTGGTCTGAATGAAGTAGTCGTCTTTCGAAACGAGGTACGGCGTTTCGATTACTTCCGGCAAGGCACCGGTCGCCCGCAACACGTTGATGTTGTTGGTCTGCGCATTCCATTGCAAGGGTGAGCCAAGGATACGCCGGGTTTCCGGCCCACTCTCCGGGGAGAGAATGACACGGCTTGGCAGAACGTTGATAAGGAAGCCACGTCCGTTGCGGGTGTAGCCGATCTGGATCACCGCGTTCTCGAAAGCGAGTTCGCTGACGTTGGCGGATGTCAGAAGATTGGACTGTAGTCCCGAAGCGGTGGGGTGTGAAGCAGAAGCAAGAGGCACGTTATCAGCACGAATACCATTAACAGCATCAATAGCAACTTGAAGCGGAGCGTGCGCAATGTATTCTTCGGTTTGTCGCGCGGAGTACGCAAGTTCTTTCATCATCCTTGACGCAACATCTTCGTAGAGGTTGTCGTCTTTTGCTTCGCGGGAGATTGCAACACCAAGACCATAGCTGGCATGCGTGACCTGAGTGCGATAGCCTTCGTTGGGAAAATCAAAAGCAACTGGTTCAAGTTCTGGCTGCTGAACCGCAAGGCCAAGACCGGCCCTTTCCGTCATGAACTCTTCGAATGCTTTTTCCGATGACTTGTTGTCGAAAAAGTTGGTGTAGATCGGCGCTAGCCTGTCGTAATCCAAACCGAAAAGTGCATGAAGGCCGGGCCAATACTGTGAAGGTTGAAGGCTGCGGTCGATGACTTGCATTCGGGCAATCCCCCTTGGTAAGCCCGGATGGGCTGTGCAAGGTACCACTACCATATTTAGTAGGTTCCTGTAAAATAGTACTTGACTTTGTATACACTCATTCCCAAGGATCGCTGATGTTTGAAAGCCCCAAGCTGAAGCTTGATCTGGAAGCACCCGAAGATATCGGCAACCTTGCGGAAAGACTTAGCGAAAGCGACTGTCATTCCTTGGCCGATCACGTTATCGAACTCGTAAAAATCGATCAACGGTCCATGGATGAATGGCTTGGCAAAGCCAACGGCTATCTTGATGAAATCGACAAGGACGGCAACACCCGCATGCCGGGTGCCGGTGAACAGACTGGCAGCGGCGAGGACACGATCCCGCCCTCTACGTCGCTAACGCTATCGTCGGTCATTCAGGCTACGGCGCGGATCACAGGCGCTTTACTTTCAGAACCGGATTTGGTGAAGGCATCAGAACCCGGTGGCGAACCCTTGGCTAACTGGGTGTGCTCGCAACTTCGCACCGTAGACCCTGATTGGGTGACCGACACGGACCCCTTGATACTGCACATGGCAGTGACCGGGCTTGGCTGGCGCAAGCGTTGGTTTGACGAACATGAGGGTGAGTTTCGCAGCGCCTTCCTGAACGTCAACGAAGTCATCATAAATGACAGCGCCAAGACGCTTGATAGAGTACCGCGTATCACTCACAAAATCCAAAAGTATCCCTACGAAATTCAGCGTTCAATTGAAATGGGACACTGGATCAACTACGAACCAAATTTTGACGACATCGACCCGCAAGAGCCGCAGGATTTTTATGAAGTCGATATGTGGCTGGATATGGACGGTGACGATTACGACGAACCGTACACGGTCACCGTAAATCTTGATGACGTACCGTGCATGGTCAAGTGCCTTCCACGCTGGACCAAAAAGACAATCATTAGCGATAAGGACTATCTGGTATTCCGTCCGGTCCGCCGCTACTACGCCTACAAGATGATCCCCGATCCGAAGGGTTCGTTTTTTCCACGGGGCTTTGGTTGGCTGCTGAACAAGACCGAACGTTCAGCTGACCGCCTATTGGCATCAATCGATGACACCGCAAAGCTGTCATCTGAAAATGGCGGCATCGCTGCAACCGGGGGCATTGGGCTGCCTGACAAGATCGAACTGAGGGGTAACCGTCTGACTTCGATCAACACAGACGGTCGCCCGATCAACGAAGTCGTATCGTTCTTCCCGTCCAAGCAAGTCACGCCGGGAATGTTTCAGTCGCTCGATAAGCTGATGACCTTGGGTGATCGCTTGGCTGGTACCCTGAACTTGCTGGAAAATGCTCCAGCTTCCATGACCGCCACGCTGGCGAAAGGCATCATCGACAACGGTGCGCAACAGCACAGCGCGGTTCATCGTCGCATTATTGGCAGCATCACGGAAGAGGTACGCGCCTTTGCGGCCATGGCTAATGCCATGGACATCCTGCCAAAGACCATCGATCCCAAAGGTGCTATTGAAATTACCGCCGATCCGAACATGGCAACGGAGCTACATCGCGGCGCAACGGCACAAGCCTACCATGACATGCTTCAGATGCCGATGGTGTTCAACCCTCACGAAGTAGGGCTGCGCTACGCACAGATCATGCGTTTTCCAAATCCTGAGAAGCTGATTGCACCGCCGCCCCCGCGTCCAACGGCAACGCCAATGGAGCAAGGCGAAATGGCGTTGGCAATGGAGAAGGAAAAGACCAACCGCTTGAAGGCAAACTCGCAATCGGCGCTGCAAATGGCACAAGCTATCTTGGCACTGTCGAAAGCGGCAGAAGTGCCCGGCAACATCGATCTGATGCGTGTGCAGCTTGTGCGGCTTGAGAAAACAATGGAGCAACTGAACAGTGACACGAATAGCGTCGGAAGCGACAACGCGGGAATGGCTGGACCATCCCCTGTCCCACCACCTCAAGCAAGCCCTCCAAATCCGCAGGGACCGATTGGTGGGGGAACTCCTGTCCCCGCGCCCGGTGGACCCAATCCGGCAGGGGCAGGCAATAGCCCTTCAATGGGTATGCCAATTGTTGGACCAGCCCCCGGAGCAGCTAATGGAAGCGCTCCACAAGGAATGCCACCAGCAGGACCGATAGTACCACAAGGACCAATTCAATGAGCGTTTACGGATTTGAAATTCCTCACCACAAAGTCAAACCGGCCCGCGATTACATTTCAATTCAAATCCCGATGCCGCCGCGCAGGATCGGCAGCATTGTCACGCCGGATATCTGGCGCGAGTACGGGCAGCACGCAGTGCAGGCTGGCATCATCCGCGCAATAGGACCGCTGGCTTTCCAGTACAAAGCCAACGAAGGATTGAAGCGTCAGGAAGCCGAACTTGGCGATTGGGTCATCATCCGTTGGGGTGCTGGCACCATGTTTCAGGCTACCAAGGGCATTGTCGTATCCGGCGGTTGGCGGTATATCTCCAGCTTCAATGACGTTATCGGTATCATCGCAGCAAGCGACATGCCTGATCCGGCCACGCTGGAATGGGAAGAAGGCGACGACGAAAAGCTTGGCATGGTAGAGCCTGCCGGTCCCGTTGACCGTGATGCCGGTGTCCGCGAGCGTACCGTCTACGGAGCAACTAATGGCCGATCTTGAACAGATGCTGAAGAACCAAGTGCAAGCTAACCTGACCTACGCACTTGATAGTGCTACGCAGGCTGGCGACATCCAAGCCGCCAGAAAGGCCGCGCAGCAGCTTCAGGAATTTGCCCTGTCAACGGTCAAGCCCGCTGACGCGCCATCATTCACCAATGCTGACATCCGCACAGCCATCAAAGCCAAGGCACCATGGTTTGGTGTCGATCCGCGCCGCAGCGCCAAGGCTGTAGAGTTTGGCAAGAACATGGAACCGCAGAGTTTTAAGAGCGCGGAAGAGTTTGCCAAAGCCATCATCGAAGCTGTTGAAGATGATTTCAAGCCGCCGGAAGAGGATGACGAAAAAGAAGAATACGAAAAAGAAGATGAAGAAGAGGACGATGAAAAAGAAGAAAAGAAAGTAGCGCGCAAAAAGACCGATGCGCCATCCAGCAGCATGTCTCGCGCTGTACCCCGCAAAGCATCCGGCCCTTGGACGAAACTGTCAGACGCTCCGAAGGAAGTTGCCGACACCATCAAGAAAGCGTCCGACAAGTTCACGCGCAATGCTACCAAGGAACAGCGTCAGAAGTACGTTGAGACTGCGCTGGCAACGGCATACGCCGCTGACCAAAGATCGCGAGGTAAAAAATAATGCCCGTAACACCACCGTTCAATCCGTTCGTTCCGTCAGGAAATATGAACGATGGACTGCCTGAAAATCTAGTACCGAACCCGCCTTCCAACATCCCTGAAGTCCCGCCGATGAACGATGCTATGGCATCGATGTCGAACGGCAACGACGCGCAGGATGTAGACAGCATCATTGCCAGCCTGACCTTGAACCGTGAACTGCCGCTGTACATCCCAGACCGGGACAGGTATCCGCAGAAGTCGTTCCACATCATCAACGACACACCTCAAGAGTTGGCAGCGGCTATGCGTCTGCACTGGAAACCATGCACCGATCTGCACATGCTGGCTTTGTTTGAAGGCAAGGTTTCCGGCGTGGATAAGACCGGGAAGATTACCAGACCGTTGCTGATGGAGCGCGATGCCCGGATCACGGCGGCCTATGACCGGTTGAAACGTCAGCAGTTGCACGATATGTATAAGGGAATGGACCCGCGCAACAAGCAGTTCAACAGTAAGTACGCGGATACAGAAGCGGTGATAAATTCCGGTACGACTAAGGGTCAGTTCACCGGACAAGGCTGGAGGATAAAGGTATGACTAAAAAGTCGAAGCCATCCAAGCCAAAGAAAGTCGTATGGACTGCTGCGATGAAAGAAAAGCTAAGAAAAATGAAAGAGAACGCAGCAAAAAAGTGAGTGAGGATTAAGCTATGAGAAAGAAGAAAGCAAAGACGGCGAAAGCCAAAAACGAAACGGCTGCGAAAACCCGCAAGGTAGGGAAGAAGCGCCGCGCTAAGAAAGTGGCGTAAAAAATAAGGCGGGAGAAATCCCGCCTTATTTTTTATCCTCAACCTTGTGCGATGGATACAGCAACCGAAGTTCTTCCAGCTTTTTCAGCTGCTGGTCAATGAGCGCGATGCTGTGCAGCAGGCGTAGTTTAATTAGTTTACGTTCAGTGAGTTCGATGGACTTCGGTAAATGGTATTTGTTGGTTCTGCTTACTTGTTTTTCCATTCATCCCACGCCCATGCAGCGATGTAGCCGATGACGAGCGCTGCAAGGCAGACGCCCATCATCGTGTAGCCCCAGTCAGGCAAGACGGAACGGCGTGCCCTCACGCTTGCGCAGCGAGACAAGACCGACGCCTGCGAAGCCCAAGATCATCATGAACCACGTTGACAGTTCAGGCACCGCCGCTACCGCAGGGGCAACGTCAATGCGGAAATGTTCAAAGTCGGTGATCCTGCCGCCGACAACCCGAAGGTCAACGTCCCAGATTTTTTCACCATTGATGGCCTGAATGTCGAAGCCATTTTGTCCGCTGGTGAGTTCTTGGGAAAGGAAGAAGTCCTTGAAAGTGCCGTCTGTCTCCAAAGCCGTCACGCGCAGGAACAGGGTGCCATCCCCCTTGACGGAGAAAACGTCCCTTGTGACGCCAAGCTGCGTCAGGTTAGTGGAGTTGAAAACCGAAATATCCAAATCCTCAGTATTGAAGATTTTGATGTCGTTGCCGTTAGCAGCCCCGGTGAAGGGATTGTTAGGGTCTTGGGTGGGTGTTAAGTCCCTAAACCGTACAACCTCATCGTTCTGGCCGTTCAACCTGCCAAGGATCAAGCGGTTGTCGAAGATGCTTGAGAAGATGACGTTGGTGCCGGTACCGCCTAAACCGGTGGTATCGAAGGTAATTTCGGCCTTGGCCGGTAGTGCCGATAAGGCAAGTAAGGCTGTCGTAACTAACAATAGTTTCCGCATAAAAAGTCTCCTAGCTAGAGAGACGTATACGCTATCTCTATGTCAGGCTGGCTGCAATACGTAATCGTTAATTCCAAAACTATTTACCACAGCATCAAGCCGATCAGGCGACCGGCCTATCTCCATGCGAATTTTTTCCTTTGGCGTCATGAACAGTCGGGCGAGTTCGTCACGGCGACAGCCACCGGTCCCCCATTTGTAGGTGGCGCATTCCTCCTGTAGCATTTTGTCGTTGGGCATGTTGACTGCACCTTGCAACCACATTTGGAATTTGAAGTGAAGTTCTGCCCGCTTGTTGCCAAACTGCACTGCGTTGTTGGCACCGCTGCCAAAGTTCACCGATATGACGCGATCTGCCCTATCACGCATGCGCAGTCTACAAGCATCGACTAACCCCTTACCCAATCCTCCGCTATCCACAAGAATAACGTCCATACCAAAACGCTTGTAGGAAGCAACAAGCCAATCAGCTTGTACGTTTTGGTCTTTCGACTTGATGGCTCCCCAAATCCGTTTCCCGATGACGCATCCTTGACGGTCACAAACCCATGGATCATCGCTACCATCCCCGGCTGGATCAACCGATATGATCTTGAGCGCACCAATTGATGGTTCAACTTTCGACAGCATCGCCTGCTGCACCAGCGATGCCGGAAAGAAGTCCAGCGTGCTGTCGGTCATGAAGCATTCGGCGTAAGTCGCTGGAAACTCTTGTCGCGTCAGCCGGTGGATGCTGTCAGGCGTGCCGCCGTTCATCACGGCGAGCGTGTAGTTCTCGCGGTAAAACCAATAGATTTGTGCAGGCGACAGACCGTGCAGCTTGCCGTAGTCGGCAAACTCGCGCGGGGCTTCCCAACCTATCGGTGGTTCATGGACGTATTCCGGCATGATATGCCACGCCAGAAAATGTAGCCGCCACAGTCCGGTGTTCTTGTCGCGATGTGCCTGTTCGCACATGTCGAAGAACATGCCGCTGGCACCGTTGCCGGTGCTTTCCATGATGATTTCGGTCTTGGGGATATCCAGCACGGTTTTCATCAGGCCGGATGACAAGTCCTGACTGTTGTCGAAGAAGGCCGCTTCTGACATGTGCAGCAGATGCGTGTCATCAGACCGGCCAATGTCGCCGCCTTCAGCTGATGAAACTTTGTAAGTTGATTGCAGCTTGTCGAAGATGACTTCGCGAGCGTTCGATGCGCCTACGGATGGCTGCAAAGGTTCTGGTAGACCGTTGTAGAACTCTTTGACTTCGCGGTGGATGTTGCTCGCGCTGTCGTTACGGTGAGCCACCACATGGGCGCGTACACCGCGCTGTGTTGCAGTGCGGTGGAAGAAGCGGGCACTGATGTAGGTGGAAACACCCATCCGCCGGGCTTTGGGCACCAACGACCGGAGGTTTCCGTGCTGCATTAGTTCTGCTTTAAGACGGTGGTTCAGGACCGTCTGGGCAGCGTTGATGCGGAATAACTGCCTAGCGCCACCTTCCCTTGGCCGGATGTAGAGGTACTTTTCACGGTACCATTCAAAATCCTTCAGCTTGCCGTTGATTTCAGCCCGCCTGTCGGTAACCGGTGCCCAAGGGTAGTTCATGCCGGGATCGCGTAGAGGCTTTTCATGGCGTCCGCCACCGTGGCGGTAACGCCGGGGGCTGGCATCGAAGTCGCCGGATTGATGTATCCCCCAAAGTAAAGACCTGACCCCGGATCGAACCCGGTGATCCCCGTCCCAAGGGTGCCCTGCGGGGCAGCGGGGCTTGCCGGTACGCCAAAGATGCCCGACAGGGTTTCTGATATGGTTGGACCCTTGGCGGGCTGTGCAAGCTGCTCTACGGCCTTGTCGATAGGCGAGACTGGTTGAGCCACTACAGCCGGGGGCGGCGGTGGCGTAGGTGTCGGAGTAGGCGTCGGAGTAGGCGTCGGAGTAGGTGTCGGAGTAGGTGTCGGAGTAGGCGTCGGAGTAGGCGTCGGAGTAGGCGTCGGAGTAGGCGTAGGAGTAGGTGTCGGAGTAGGTGTCGGAGTAGGCGTCGGTGTCGGAGTAGGCGTAGGCGTCGGAGTAGGCGTCGGAGTAGGCGTAGGCGTCGGAGTAGGCGTCGGAGTAGGCGTTGCCACTGGTACTGCAATCGAAGGTATAGTTTCAGCCTTTACTACTGTCGGCGGCGCTATAGGTATCTCGACAGGCATCTGCGGTGTTTGCGGTGGCGCAGTCGGACCCTTCGCTACGGTGCTGTCAGGCGTAGTCGTTGGTAGAGAGTTTTTTGCGAACTCAGCCATGATGGCAGGCATCTGAGAAACTATACCCGGTATGGTCGCGAGTGCTTTTCCTATAGCTGAGTTGACTGCATCTTGCTCTGCTGTAGTAGAAGCTTTGCCATATGCGTCTTTTGCCAGTTGCGAAATTGTAGCTGGCAGTCCCGTGATCGACTGTCCAAACGGTGACGCATCAAGATCAGTAAGCGCCTTGCTGATTACAGGTGCCAACGCACTTTCATTGGCACCAACTCTGTTACGAGCAACAGGCGCAGGAACAACAACAGGCGGTAGTGTTTGAGTTTGAAGAGACTGCGGATTTCTCGCCAAGTCTCTGTTGATAGCGTTTTGTTTTGCTATCTCAGCCATCTGTTCAGCCGACAGATTACCGCCACCGCCGCCAGCTTCAGCAACGCTTATACCAACCGCGTCAGCCATTGATGGACCGGACAGGCTAAATCCTTGGTTAGCTGCTTGTGCTTCAGCATTGCTAGGACCGGCAATAGAACCCAGTCCTTGACCAGTGGCTGGCCCGGTTACGCCAGTAGGAGTGGAACGGCCTGTTGGTTCAGTGACAGTGATCGCCGGTAGTGCTTGCGTTTGTGTCTCTGGCACTACTGCCAACTGATACGCCGTCACAGGGTCCATTTCTGCAACTTGAACGTTTTGATTAAACGAAGGCACAGGTGCCTGAATGCCAAACAAGCCCAAGCCTTCCATGGCTTGGTTTACTTGAGCATCAGTTGGACCAAGATTAGGCGCGTTAGAAAAACCAAGATTGGCCGCGTTGGAAAAACCAAAAGACGCAGCGTCATTGAAGCTGCCGAAGTTGCCGAAGTTGCCGATGTTGGCGTTGGGACCAAACGAACCGACAGAACCTTCCTGACCGGTCAGGCCGCTCGCTAAACCAGTTTGTGCCGCAGCCGCAGCCGCAGCGTCGGCGGCATCGCCAAAGCCAACAGCACTGCTTTCACTGAATGCGCCGAAGTTACCAGTGTCACTGAAACTGCCGAAAGAAGCGCTGTCACCGGGATCGCCACCAGCATCGCCAGCGTCACCAGCATCCCCGCCCTCGCCGCCTTCGCCACCCTCGCCGCCTTCGCCACCCTCGCCGCCTTCGCCACCCTCACCACCTTCGCCGCCGTCATCGCTGCAAAGAAGAAAACTCTCGCCATCAATCAGCGCTTCAAGCCGCGCGAGCGCACTACAGAATGGGAAAAGTCTAAACTTCATTTACTTCCTCTTGCGATGCTCGCAGATAGTCGCGAAACAGTTTCGGCGTAGCAAACTTGTAAGCGACCGCATTCCTATCCCAAAGATACACTGTACCTTCACCGGAATACGTTGGGATCGCCGGTCTGAACCAGATCGTTGTAGCTTGGTTGGTTGTCGGCTGCGCGTTGTTGAAGAAAACGTTTATCATGCCCGCGCGATGCAGCGTGCTGATGACAAGATCAAGCGCAGGCATTTCAGCCCTAGCCGCACCGTTTGTCTGATTGCGCCACATCGCTACAAAATCAGTACCCGGCTGGTAGACCATGTTCGTTTCCTTTACGCAGTTCGAAGCATTAAATGGAACGTGTTTGTAACGAAAATCGGCGTAGGTCCAGAACCGCTGTCAAACGTGCCCGCATAAATGGAATTGTAATAATGAGAAACTGATATCCAAGTACCGGGATATGCACCAGAACCGGAAGGAGTAAGGTAAGGGTCGTAATAAGGATAAGCATAAGTACCGTCACCCATAGCATGGGTACCTACGCCACCCGCAGTTAACGAACCGCCACCCGACAGCCCCGGTAAACCTTGCGGTCCCTGTGGTCCTGTTGGTCCTGCCGGTCCCTGCGGTCCTGTTGGGCCGGGTACTGAACTGGCTGCACCCGCCGGTCCTGCTGGTCCTGCCGGTCCTGCCGGTCCTATCAATCCTGCTGTGCTACTCCAGACTGGATTTGCAGCAGGACCACCTGATGATAAAACATAACCAGCTGTGCCGGGTGGTAGCGAAGTCCAAGTTGATAGCCCGCGATAAATGATGCTGCCTTGAACGCCACCAAACAAACCATCAAGGTCAGGCGAAGTTACGACAGACGATGACCAATATGGGTTTGCACTGGGACCAGCTGACTTCAACACATTCCCGGCTGCGCCGGGCATCAGCACATCCCATCCGACAGAGCCGCGATAAACGAGGTCGCCTTGGTTGGTGCCAAGCTGGTCTAGAAACTTGCTGACTTGGGTGTAGGACGTAGCCGGGATCGGTATGGTAGGCCACGCGCCAGCAAACTTAGGACCGTAGACCCCGCCGGGATCGTCCAGCCTGACAGCATAGTCACCGTCCTTGCCAAGCGTATTCGGCGGCAGTCCGGTAACGGCGAAGATCGCAAGCAACTCGTTGGTTGACGTGACCATTAAGTATGTAAAAAATAAATCCGGCGTAGCTGGAACGTAAGTACCTAAGTCTGCATCCCACAGATACAGCGCACCTTCCGCTGCGTAGCTTGGTACGGCAGTACGAAACCACGCCGTTTTTGGCTGGTTGGTTGTTGGTGCTACCGGAGAAGCTACGACATTGATTAGACCGGCGCGACCAAGCGCCAGCACCACAAAGTCAAGCCCCGGCATTTCGGCCTTTTCGACGCCACCGAAAATGTTGCGCCAAAGACCTACGAAGTCAGTTGATGGATCATAGGTCATGAATATCTTCCGCCGTGTACAGCGAGTTGAGCGCAACGATTACCAACGCACCAGAACCCTGAATGCCAAGCTGCAACACCGGATCACCGGGATTGGCAGTGACCGGGAACGGAATGATATATTCGTCAAAGATGCCGATAGCGATCAGCTGGTTCAGCATCATGTCGGTCCGAACCGGACCTTCGTCTGTTATGCCAAGCGGATATACGCCAGTATGCTGATCCGCAATGACGGTACCGGGACCGTCACCGTTTTCCGGCCAGCCGGTCCATAGCTTCGGTCCCCAGATTGTCGGCTGCATGCCGTAGTTATTGTAGCCCGCCCATTGCAGAAAATAATCACCGGGGACGCCAAGCGTGTTGTCGGGTGCGCTAGGTCCAAACCATTTCAAACTGTTGGTGTAAAGCGGCGGGATTATGTAGAGGTAGTGACCCCAATCATCCAGCCCGTTGATTTCCCGCTTTTCAAAAAACTGCCATGTCATTCTGTCGATGTACATGTCACCGACAACGCCAGCCTGCGGGACTGGCGGTCCATCACCACGCAGGATCGAACCGTATTGCTTCGCCATGGCGACGGTGGCGGACCGCGTTGTGTCAAATCCACTCATTCTGTTGACCCGCTGTCACCGGTACGCGACACCTGAAGGGCCATGGCAACGCCAGTCCCTTCAGAATTATTGACGTTGAGGATACGCATTCGCACAGACCCTGCGCGATGTGCGCGCAGCCCTCTCGCGACAACTTGATTTTGCCACTGATCGATAGGCCAGCATTCATCGTCGGTCTGACCGCCGATGGTTTTCATTTCCAGAAGAACATTTATTTCCGGTGCAGTCGGTATCTTCGTCACGATTGACGTTGCAGGGTCCACGAAAGCGATGGACGCGCGGCAAGCATTGACTGCAATCCAGTCGCCTTTGTTTACTGGCAGGAACGCGGTAGCAGCACCGATGAAGTCAGCATAGCACTCATCGTATTGCTGGTTGATACGCGGTCCACCCCCCGGACGGTAGAACATTCATTTACCCTTCCCCTTGGTAAATGCGTTGGTGCCACGCACCGGATGACCGCCGCCGCCGGTACCGTGGCTGGATTTTGCCAAGCGACGATTGCCACCGGAGATATCTGCGGTCCCGCCGGGGTACTTGCCCAACTTGCCTTTAGGCAATACGCCGCGTCCTTTCCAAGTGGTCTTGTTGGCGGTCGTACTGTCACCAGCACTATTGGCGAAAGCGTTGACGCTATTCTTAAATTTCGTCATTTCGATTTTCCCCTTGTCTTGGCTGGCTTTTTGGACGGTACCGCGTAGGCGAGTATAAGCGGCTGTCCGGGCCGGAACAAGCCAGAATGCTTCGCCAACAGGTAAGTGTCTACACTAGGTTGGGGTTTGGGCTTCACCTTTTTGACGCTGCTCATGGCGGGCTTCCCTTTCAGAATGTCTTGCAGCTTGCTCTACTTTTGCAGCAGCGACGTGCAGCATGCGCGAAACGAAACGCTTGCCGTCTTGGTCTGCCTTCTGTGACAGTTCTTCCAGCTTCGTTTTGATTTCTTCAAGGTTGTCCATCTAGTCCTCCTGTTATGCGACACGTATCATGACGATACTGCCGTTGCGGTAAAGCGCATTGATCGGCACGCCACCTGATGCTGCCGCTGCATCGTTCGTAAAATTTTGCAAACCTCTAAAGATTGAGATTATTCCGACGCGACCGGTGCCCGACTTGGTGCCGGTATTTAAGTTGATATCGCCACCATTGCCGGTACCGTTGCCGTTGCCAGCAGTTAAATTGATCTGACCGCCGTTGCCTTGAGTAGAGCCGCCGTTATTAGCAATCAGACTAGCTGGACCACCATTACCGCTGACGCCACCGACGCCACTAGAAATGGCGACAAAACCACCGTTGAAAGTACCGGCACCGTTACCGGCATTCACTGTGATGCCGCCGCCTTGACCACTTACAGCAGTAGTTCCTGCTGACAAGTTGAGACTGCCACCAAGACCGTTTTGTGTGCTGCCTGCTTGAAGATTAAGAGCACCACCCGTACCAGTGCCGGTCCCGCTAGGACCGGCATTGATAGTGACGCTGCCGCCATATCCGTTACCTTGGGCAGCACCACCGTTTATATTAAAAAGACCGCCGCTACCGTTGCCGCCAACACTGGCATCCCCTGATTTAATAGTAGTAGCACCGCCTGATGCGTCACCCGCACCCAAGCCAGCTAGAATTTCAATGTAGCCACCAGCACCGGCAGCGTTAAACGATCTACCGGCACGCATGCTTAAATAGCCACCAACACCAGACGTGTTACCGCTACCGCCAGCCAGTATGTCGATGCCGCCACCAGCACCGGCAGCGCGAGCATCACCAGCGATAATTGAAATGGGACCGCCGGGACCGGATACGAAACCACCGTCACCACAAATCAAATCGATAGGACCACCGCGACCAACGTCACCAGCAGAACCAGTGATAAGGTCGATGCCGCCACCAAAACAATCGAAACCGTTGTAGTTGGTACCCTCGCCGTAACCAGACGTGATGCGAACGCGACCGCCAAAACCTAAACCGTCAGCACTGCCTGCTTCAATCGTAACCGGACCGCCTTGACCTTTGGTTGATCCGCCATCCACACCGCCAATCCAGACTTCGCCACCGTTACCCTCAACGTCTGCGAAACCTCCCGACATGCCAACGTTGCCACCGCTGCCGATCCCGAAAGCGTCACCTCCCTGCATCCAAACGCCACCACCGCTAGCATTTTGCGTGGCGTCACCTCCATAAACATTTACTGCACCACCACTACCAGTACCGGCACCCTCGCCAGCATAGATATTAACGCGACCGCCATAACCTTGAGTGCGTGCTTTACCAGCCTGTACCTGAGCTAGCCCACCGTCGCCGGAAGTGAAACCACCTTTACCACCACCAAGAAATGCAGGACCGCCAGCCCCAACTCCGTCAGCATCGCCTGCAATAAAGTCTGATGAACCGCCAGCACCGTTACCTTGAGCACTGCCAGCCTGAATATAGACGATGCCACCGTTACCGCTTACTTCGCCACCACCGCCAGCCCAAACGCTAAAGCCGCCACCATTGCCGTGTTGAGCCGCATAGCCAGTGTAAATATCTACAGCACCGCCGCTGAGAAAAAGAGTATCGTCGGTACTATCACCGGCCATTATCTGGACAAAGCCACCGTTACCGCTAGGGGGAGAACTGGCAGAAATAGTAACGTCGCTGCCGCCTGTAGTGTCATCAATCCCCGCATCAAGATGAATGTCGTTTGGTGCTGTGGCTTCGTCCAGATAAACAGTTGTCATCACACATTCCCCGCTGTCGTAAGCTTGTCTTCAATCGCGTTGATGATCTGAATTTCATCAGCGTTGACCAACCACAAATCTTCAATCGGTGGCGCTTCAGCCCGGCTGCCAATCAAAAATCTTGGCGTAGCTGACGCTGGCGACACACCAAGAAGAACTTTTCCTATGACTGTCATGACACTGACAACACGCCAGCGTTAAGCCACAGCGCACCGGATACGCCGGGATTGGAAGTTGGCAGCTTCGTTTTATCGAGAATGATTAGACCGTTGCGACTACCACCAAAACCAGTACCGGGGTTTAGTTTGATATCGCCGCCTTTGCCAACGTTGCCGGTGAAGCTTTGGCAAGAACCGCCGTTGATATTTACAGTGCCGCCATCGCCTAGCGTTCGCGCATTGCCGCCAGTAAGATTAATGGCACCGCCATTGCCGCTGGTGCCGCCACCAAGACCGCCAAGAACACTGAAGGGACCGCCGTTGCCAACGCTGCCAGCATCGCCAGTGTAGAAATCAACGGGACCACCACCAAGACCGCCGCTGCCGCAGTCAAAGATGATTGGTCCGCCTACATAGCCAAGACCGCTGTTCCCCGTGTAGACGGAGAACTCGCCAGCCTTGCTGCCTGCTGGACCGCTAGTATAACCGTAGCCAGTTGTAATGGTGACTTCGCCACCGGGAGAATTGGCACCGGCCTGACCGGCACTGCCTGCATTCAGATTGATCGAACCGCCGCCGACATACGACCATACAGTGTCATTCCATCCGCCTGTGCCGCAGTCTACTTCGAAAGAGCCACCAACACCTCTTTCGTCAGCATCGCCGCAAAAAACATGAAAGTGACCGCCATTAGCGGGACCGCCGCCAGAGCCAATACCGGCACCGTCTGAAAGATCAAACCTTGCGGTGCTGCCAGCACCTGAGTTATTGGCGCGACCGCCAAAAAATCGGAATTGACCCGCGTTGCCGCTAACTTCTCCACCCCATCCACTTTGAAAATCAATGCTGCCGCCGCTGCCAACATCACCGGCATCAGCACACGTCACACCAAAATTACCACCGCTACCTGTTCCCGCGCCATATCCAGTATTGATGTAAAAAGAACCGCCTGAACCGTTGCCGTAAGCACTGCCGCATGTAAAATACACGGGACCGCCGCTACCAGAAACGGCACCGCCGTCACCGCATTGAACACCGAACGAACCACCGTTACCCGCACCAACGTCCCAATCTGCATATCCGGTATCGATGTTAACACTTCCACCGCTGCCTAGCGTACCGACAGCATCGCCAGCTGTGATGCCGATAGAACCCGCATTGGCGTTAGTGCCTGCTCCAGCTTGGATGCTGACGCTGCTACCGGTTGAGGTGTCATCGATCCCTGCGGTCAGGTTAATCTCATCCGGCGACGTAGCTTCGTTCAGATATACGAGTGCCATTACGTATTCCCCGCTGTCGTCATGTCGATTTCATCGGTGTTGATGATTTGGATTTCATCAGCGTTGATAAGAAACAATCCACCCGGTTCTACTGGCGGCGGG